CTAAAGAGTCCCTAAAACTTCAATTGCTTGGTTATTCTCTTCGTCAAATTGCTCTTCTAATAAATGAGAGTATACTTCTAATGTGATACGCATATTTTTATGTCCTAAACGTTTACTGATATATTGAATAGAAACACCTTGTGATAATAGATAACTACAGTGTGTATGACGCAGCGCATGAGTAGTTATCTTTTTTATATCTAATTCTTCGCATAACTCTCCAAGTCTTGCATTCACTCTTTTTACTCTCGGCAGTATTCCTCTATCTTTAAAAATATAGCCGTCCATACTGATAGCCCATGTAGCAATCACTTTTCTGATATGCTGCATATCTTCTTTTGCTACGTCCACATAGCGAGGGGAAGAATCTGTTTTCTGTTCATCAATATAAAGGTCTTTACCGATATAACTCGATTTCATATTGATTGCACCACTTACACGACAACCAGTGCAGATCATGATAAATAAAATCAAATCCATTCTTTTATTGCTTTGCATCAGTTTATTTTTTAACCGTTTATATTCTTCTATGCTGATGAACTTGTCTGTTTCTTTTTTAGGCTCATGACCTGCTTTGAATGTAATTCTATATACAGGGTTACGCTTGATTAACCCGTCATACACTGCATCATCTAATGAGGTTTTAAGTAATGATCGCATTTTTCTGCCAGTCACTTGACTACGTGTCTCTGTGTACGCAGTAAGGAAGTTCTGAACATCAAGACGTGTCAATTTTGCTATCGGTATATCTGCTATTTTGAATGATTTTAATATTTTCAAATTACTTTTATAACCACCATACGTTGATTTTGATACTGAGTTACGTTTATAGGTAATAACCCACTGCGTTAAGTATTGATGCAATGTCAAAGTATTATCAGGGGAATAACCTTGTTGTAATTCATTCAACTTCTCTATACCTGCGTATTCAGCTTCTTTTTTTGTACGGAATCCTTTTTTACGGTAGCGTTTGTTATTATATTTGAATTCATATTGCCATTTGCCTTTTTCGTATTGTCTCATTCGCATAATGCATTCCTCCTCAAAAAAGGTAAAAAATAATAAGGGTACGGTGGTGTACCCCTAGAATTATTAAATTATTCCAAACACTTTTAAGAAAGTGCCAATCAATGTAATTCCAATGCCTACGAACCACTTAGTTTGTTTTGCCTCGAATTTGCTAATTTTAGCATCCATTTTATCAGCCATTCTATCAGGTAAAGAATCTAATTTATCATCGATACGTTTCTCAAATTGTTCAAACATTTCTTTAGTAATATAGTTGCCGCTCATATTCCCACCTCCGGAATCATTTGTTCTTGACTCCATTGTATCATGTGCATCTGGAATAGTTTTATTAAATTCATTTAAAAGTTCCTTATACTCAATTATTTCTCCCATTTTATTCCTCCGACTCTGGAATCATTGGTATTTTAGCGCATAATAGTTCATTATGATGTGACCAAGTCATCCAGTGTGACAAGGTTTCTTCGTCTAATTCTTCAAAATCAAACTTGCCAGGTAAAGCGATTATCTTAATTAGAGGATAGTTTAAATACATATCATATTTTCTTTTGACTAGATCTAAATATACTTTTGCAAGCGAGATTTTAAAGGTTTTATAAGAATCTTTCATATCTTTATCATTCAGTTCTACTGACCATAAATTATTTAGTTTAAAACCTATTTGTCCAACTCTCTCGTAATATAATACAACCAGAGATATAGCGTTACTTTCATCATTTATATATATTCTATTCAATCCACTAACTGTAAACTCTATGCCTAGTTCAGAGCCGTCTTTCAATCTGTTGAAATCTAATAAAGGATTATCTTCTTCCTGTCCTGTTTGACCTATATAGAATTTAAAGTTACTTAAACATGGTCTTATTTCTCCATCACTATTTGGTATTTTCATAAAAGTTCCTCCTTCGCCCCAGAGTGGAGGGGGTAAAAAAATAGGGCAAGTGAATGCCCTGTTATTTACTCATATTGTCAACGCCATATCTTGCTTCTTCTGGAGTGAATTTATCTCCTGCATCAGATTTTAATTGATCATAAATTGCATCGTCAGACATGTTCATTGTTTCAGCATAGTTTTCCGCTGATTTAACAGCGTTTTCTTTATAGTCGGCTTTTAAGTGGTCTATCGCATATTGTGCATCTTCAGCAGAGAACTTATCACCTGCCTCAGATGTCAATTGGTCATAAATGCCTTGTTTAGACATGTGCAAAGTGTCTGAATAATTTTTAGCAGAGTTTAGTGCGGCTGTTTGTTCTCTTGTAGCGTTTGCATCTTTTTTGACTTCCGCACTATCTTTATTCAGTTCTTTATCTACACTATTGACCATTGTAGCTGAGCATGCGCTGAAAATTATTCCCATTAAAATTACAAAAATTAAACAACCGCCACAACCCCATAACCATTTCTTTTTAGATTTAGCTGATTGTTCTTTTTTATACTGCTCAAATTGCTGTTGTTGTCTTTCTAAAAGTTCCTCGTTTGTTAGTTCTTTTCTTTCCGACATTGTTAATCTCCTTCATTTAAGTTTTTATATTTAAAAACCTGCAATGGTTCAAATCGTATAAGATAACCATTGTGGCAGGTTGATAAACCAAATTTGTTTTTGTAATGTTGTAAGACTGTATATACGTATTCTTCGCTTAATTGAACATATTCAGCAAATTCATATAAGCTACTTACTCCGTATTTATATGCGTCTATAATCTTGTTTAAAGATATAGAATTTTCATACCCGTGTCTTCGTGCATAATTTTCGAATTTACGGTTATTGAAAGTTGATTGATCAAGTATGTTTCCGTATGTAAGTTTATGGTGAGCTAATTCTTCATAAAGAACTTCAGCTTTGCGCGTTTCTGAAGGTTTCGTTTAATTAGTATTAAATCGCCTAACCATACACCAGGTAAATTATCTGGGACAACATCAGTCTCTCTAACTTCTATATAATCATGATATATTAACAATTCTTCATACATCCCCATTAAAAACACCCTTTACTTTCGTTTGCTTCTTATGTAGTCTGCGTAGTCTAAAACCTTTTTCCACTCTTCGTCTGTCAATTCACCTTCAAGATGAGCTGCTCTATGTTCTATTTCAGGTTCAGTTTTCTTATTTTTCAGCAATAAACTCTCTGGAGTTACATGTAATGCGTTAGCGATTTCTGCAATATCTTCCATAGGTATTTTTCTACTTCCATTTTCGTATCTTGATAAAGTGGATTTGTTAACGCCAATCTTAGTAGCGAAATCAGTTAAGTTTATATTGTTTTCTTTACGTAGTTGTTTTATTAATTTACCTATTTCTGCTGAAGTTCTCATTTTATATACCTCCGTTACGTTTATGCTCTTATAATACCATATTTCCATATAGGAAACAACTAATAATTTTAAAACTTAAAAAGATTCTTTTAAAGATATTTGTTGACGTTTAGGAAACTTTGGGTTATGATTAATTTAGCTTCAAAAGAACGGAGGTGAGAAAATGTATGAATTTGACTTAAGAAGAATGAAGGCAGAACGTATTGCAAAAGGCATTTCATTATCAGAAATGGCAAAAAGGTTGAATATGACAGCAGGAACTTATTCTAAAAAAGAAAATGGTCATATAAGAATTAATGTTGACGATTTAGCAAAAGTAATAGAGGTGTTAGAACTACCACAAGATAAATGCGGTATTTTTTTTACTTACAAGGTTTCCAAAACGTCAACAAACAATGCCAAACTAATTAATAGGAGGACAATATGAACGAAATTAAAACATTCAGTAATGATATGTTTTCAGTCTTAATAAAACAAGATGATAAAAATAATTTATTCGATTTAGAAACTGTCGCAAAAAGTTTGGGGTTCACTCAGATTAAAAATGGCAAGCAATATATTCGTTGGGAAACTATCAATAAATATTTAAGAAAATATCTTTCCCAAGAAGTTGGGAAAGGCGATTTCATACCAGAAGCAATGGTTTATAAACTAGCTTTTAAAGCAGGTAATTCAACAGCAGAAAAATTTCAAGATTGGTTAGCTATGGAGGTTCTACCAGCAATTCGCAAACATGGAATCTACGCAACGGACAGTGTGATTGAACAAACGATACAGAATCCGGATTACATCATTACAGTGTTGACTGAGTATAAGAAAGAAAAAGAACAAAATTTACTTTTACAACAAGAAATCGGAGAGCTAAAACCCAAAGCAGACTATGTTGATGAAATATTAAAGTCAACTGGGACATTGGCTACAACACAAATCGCAGCAGACTACGGTATTTCAGCGCAAAAATTAAATAAGTTGCTACATGAAGCTAGATTACAACGAAAAGTAAACAAACAGTGGGTTCTTTACTCAGAGCATATGGGCAAAAGCTATACAGAATCAGACACTATACCAATTGTACGCTCTGACGGTAGAGAGGATACAGTTTTACAAACCAGATGGACTCAAAAAGGTAGATTGAAAATACACGAAATCATGACTGACTTCGGTTATGAAGCTAATTTAGGAGGAGTATAAATGACACCAGAACAAAAAGAAAAATTAAATGACATTGTATTGACTTTGTATGTTGCTAAGCAGGATAAAGGTCCAACATTTCTACATGGCGACACAACATCTGTGAAAGGAATTGGCACTATCGAACACACATATGAAGTAGACAGAGAGGAACATCTTGAATCAATGATCGAATGGGCGATTGACCAAATCGGACAACATTTTGACTTAGATGAAGAAGATGAGTAACAACATCCTACCCACAATCGAGCGGAATAAAAGGAGGTGAAGCGAAATGAGCAAACTCAAAGCAATCAAAATAGCACTCCTAATCGTCATCTTGGCGGAAGAGATTAGGAATGCTAGGGATTATAAAAAAGCTATAGGAAAAAAATTTGTTTACCCTAAAAAACAAAATGACGGCATCAGATTAATAAGAAATTTTAATAATTTTCGCTAAACAGTCTTTTTCCTAAATTTAAGAAGATAAAATCTTGTTGATATTTTAATGACTCATGCAAAGCAACGGAGTAAATAATCTCGTAAGAAACACTTTCATCAGCATTTTTCTTTAGTTTCTGAAGATTATTTTTGAAATGTTCGCTTTCGCCACCATATAATTCATTAGCTTTATTAACAACTTCATAATAAAGCTTTTCGTATTCACTATACAACATGATCAACACCCCCAATCTAACGCAGTAGCGATAACAACATTATACACGAAAGGAGAATATCAAATGATTATGACAAATCTATTACTCGTTATCCACTTGATTATGAATATAGCAATTTTAATCATGCTGATAAGAATCGGTAGAGATTAAAACGTACTTGTGAAACTTGTTAATACGCTCATTAGAAATGATTTTTATATATTTAGGAACTGTATAAAAAATGTAATTAAATTCTTGAGGGATATTCGGCAACATTAACTCTGGTTTATTTAACTGCTCATTTAAAAATAAACGTTCTGATAAGTTGCTAAATATTTCCGGATTAAAGATTGAGTCGTCTTCAATGTCAGATTCTTCTAGGTCAATGTTTATGGGATTTATAGCATTAAAATTTTCATCTAAAAAGATTAAGTTCTTTAGAACTTGAGAGCTTTGAGAATTGTTAACAATCACAATACTAAAGTCAATATAATTATCCTTTTCGTCAATGAAAATACTTGTTACCGAAAAGCGAAACTTATTTTGAGAGTGAGTATAAAAGATTGAATAGATTGACGCAGCTAACGCTAAAAAAGCAATAGCATTTGAAAATAAAGAAGATTGAAAAAATTCCATGAGATAATCACCTTTTTTATTAAATTATACCAGATAGGAGGAACCGATTATGACACAAACACTCAGTGTGCAAATCAATATTCCAGAAGAATATGTATTGATTGAAAAAGATATTCACTCACAGTTGTTGATGAACCAGCAGAAAGCGACATGGTCTAAAAAAGAATTCATTGATCATTCGCCATTCAAATCAAACAACAGTGTGGATGACAAGATTCTATTCAATCCTAAGTTCAGAAAGATTTTAGAAAGCGAAGGCATTGCGAGTTATCCGAAAGGAAACAAACGCAACTGGTCGTTCGACGGTCCGAAAGCGTATGAGTTTTTTACGTAAGTATAGAGATGAATTTTAAGGAGATGAAGCAATGAAATCATTCTGGTTATCCTATTTATTCTGCTTTGCAAGCACATCCGTACTAACACTTATCACACAAGATTTTATTATATCGGCAGCATGGTCATTGCTTTTATCGTTAGCAGTTTATCTGTTCTTCGATGTCTGGTACTTCGAAGAAGATGAAACAGAGGAAGCAGTAGATGACAGCGAAGAGTATATTACGTTATTTACGATTAAGTATTAAAAAAGACTGCTAGCAAAGGCAATTGCTAACAGTCAAAGATGAAATGAGTCACTTTCATCATAACAAATTTTTACAGGAGGTACTACATGGACCTTAAAAAATATTCGCATAAATTTATCGACATGTTAGATGAGTCCGATGTACAAGGTACGATCGAATACTCTAATTATGATAAAAAGCAAACACTAGTATTCACATATAGAAAAGACTTAGACGTTCAACATGTGATTGTAGGTAGCGATAATAGCGAAGAATATAAAAAGCAATGCGTTAAAACTATAGAGCAAATATTGACCGGTGAGATTAAAACCACCGATGACATCTGGAATATTTGAAACAGGAGGATGTAAAGATTGAACTACCGAATCATAACATCAGGTTCTAAAGGTAATGCTGTTCTAATCAATGACGTATTGGTAGATTGCGGTATTGCGTTTAGTAAACTTAAAGATTATTTGTATGATGTGAAAGTTTTGTTACTAACACACATACATTCTGACCATATAAAACCTTCGACATTAAAAAGAATCAAACAAGAATTCCCACATATTAATATAGTAGGTAATTATGAGGTCGCTCAAGTTTTTGGTGTAGATCACATCATCAATGTAGGTTATCCATTAGAACTTAAAGATTATGTATTTGAAGCTTTTGAATGCAGTCACGATGTCTTAACTTACGGTTATATTTGGTCTTTTGACAACTACGAAATCATTTACGCGACAGATACAAACTCATTGGATAATGCACCAAAGAAGAAATACGATTTTCTGTTTTTAGAATCTAATTACGACGAAATTAAGTTAGAAAAAGCAAGAGGTAAAGTTAAAACTTACGGATATGACCCATATGCTTCAGGGCTACGGCATTTGAGCACTAAAGATTGTAAAACATTCTATTATCTCAATCGACGAGACAGAGACTCTGAGCTAATAGAATTGCACAAATCTGAAAGATTTTATTAAAGGAGTGATCACATGAACGATTTAACAAAACATCATGAGTTCAACATTACTACAACTCAAGGGAGTGTTGTATTTGAAGAATATGACGAATTACTAACCCAAGCTCAAAACTTAGCTGAGCATGTTAAAGACGTTGAAGTTAATGAAGACAATATTAAAGAAGCTAAAGACTTAATGGCTCAGATGAATAAACGCGTGAAAGAAATTGAAGACGCTAGAAAAGATGTCAAAAAAACAATCTTGCAACCGTATACTAACTTCGAATTGCAGGTCAAAACAATTAAGCAAATCATCGATGAAGCTGTTGATCATGTCAGAAAACAAGAGCGTGAGTTAGTAGAAAAAGAACGAGAAGATAAGAAAAAAGCTATTGCTCAGATTTTCGACAAAAGAATCCGACATTATGATTTTGAAAAACTGTTAGGGTTTGCTGACTTCATAAAACCACAACATTTAAACAAATCATACTCTATGACAAAAGTCGAAAAAGACTTAGTCGATTGGCTAGAAAAGAACAAAAGAAACATAGACATTATTCGCCAATCTGATGATTACGAAGATTTAATCATAGCTTACCAAGATACTCAAGATTTATCGATGTCTTTTGAAATCGTCAATAAGCGCAAAGAAAGAGAAAAGAAACTATCTGAACTTGAAACAAAGAAAGATGAAGTAAAGTCACATCACGTTTTTACAATCGAAGGCGATAAAGACGCTCAAATTGTTAAGTTACTTTTAGAACAAAACAATATTGAATTTAAATATAAAAAATATTAAAGGAGTTTTTAATTATGACAAACAATACTGAAGTAAGACATTCATTACCATTAGAGGAAGTTGAATACAACGAAGGTGTAGCAACATTAACATTCTTAGACAAAGAGCAAGGTCAAATCCTACAAGTTAAGTTGTTTAGTAAGAAGTTCGATAAAGACGCTAAAAAAATGGTCGAAGACGTCGAGCAGGCAGAACGCGCTGAAAAACATGCTCAAGATTATTTCGGCGTAACTTTCGAAGATTTGAATAAAGCAGTAGGTCAAGAGCATGATATTTATGTATACGATCGTTTCTGTTCTTTATGGGAAGTAGATGTAGTCGAAAAACTAAATAAAGATATGGAAGGAGACATCTTCCAAACAACTATTGAAGAGGTTAAAGATGACGGTAAAGGAATTCGAATCAGATTCAAACATGAAGGAAAAACGTACGAGTCTAAAATGATGTATTCAGACTACAAAGAAAGCTTAGGTCAATGGTTTGTAAATCCTAATAAACAAAATGCTCAATACAGTAAATTTGAAGATAAATTTGGTGTGACTATCGATAATGCTGAAGAAATTGTAGGTAACGACATTATGGTAGAAGTCAAAGTAGCATTCGGTAAACATGCGTACGCAGAGATTAAAAAACCAAAATGGAATAAATAATAGAACAGGTGATTTGAATGGAATCAGCAGCAGTTAAAGATGAAGATTTATTGTTTTATGATATTGAAGTCTTTAAACACAACACTTTTGTTGTGTTTAAGGACATTAATAAAAAAGAAGTAGGTTTGTTTCATAACGACTTTAACGGTATAGCAGAGTTAATAAAAAATAAAATCTTAGTCGGCTATAACAATCATTTCTACGATGACAAAATTCTAAGCAATATGTTAAACGGTTATACACCTGAAAAAATTAAACAGATCAATGATGAAATCATTGATGGCAAAAGACACGCTTATCGTAATAACATGTTACCTCGAACACTTGATACGTTCCAACAAATCGATGTTAGTAAACCTTCACTTAAAAGAGTCGAAGGCAATGCCGGCAAGATGATATTAGAATCAAGTGTTGACTTTACAATCGATAGGGCTTTGACACCCGGAGAGCTTAAAGAAGCAATTGATTATTGTAGATACGACGTTGATGTAACTATAGACATTTACAAAAGAAGAAAAAAATCATACTTCATGCCTAAGTGGTCACTAGTAGATAGATTGAACAACCCCAAAGCAGATAGATGGAATACTACAACTATCAGTGCAAATGTGCTTACAGACAGACCTTTGCACAAATGGTCAAGTATCCGTTTACACAAAGATGCAAATAAGTTAAACCATGAAAAAAATCTAGAAATGTTGTCTTTAGTACCTGAAAAGGTTCAAGAATTATGGCTGAACAAAAACAAAGGCGCTGTAACAATCGACGAGTTCGGCTGCAATATTGAGTTCGGATTCGGTGGACTGCACGGAGTCAATAAGACTAAACAAGATGTAAAGAATGTAAAACTTTTAGATGTAACTTCGATGTACCCTTCGATATTAATCAATATTAATGGTTTAGAAAGTGCTACTAAGATTTATAAAGACATTTTGCAAGAACGTAAAGAAGTTAAACACAAAGATAAAACTCTATCAGACGCTTTGAAACTTGTTTTAAACAGTGTCTATGGAAATTTAAACAATCAGTATTCACTTTTATATGATCCTAATAAGCAGAAATCAGTATGTTTCTATGGTCAAATCGCACTGTATGATTTGTGCAAACGATTGTCCAAGTCTTGTGAGATTATCAATATCAACACTGACGGTGTTGCTTTTATTACTGACAGTGAAGAATACAAAGATGTTTGGCGAGAATGGGAACAAGATTTCAAACTAACACTTGAAGAAGATGAATTTACTCACTTTATACAAAAAGATGTAAATAACTACGTAGCTTTAGAGCCATCAGGAGCTATCAAAACTAAAGGCGGAGATGTAAATAACTATCACGATAATAATTGGTTTAAAGCCAACACAGCTAGAATCATAGATATAGCAATCACAGACTACTTATTGTTTAAGAAAGACCCTAAGAAAACGCTTATTGAAAACTTAGACAATCCTATTTTATATCAATATATTTTACAATCATCACGTAAATTTGCAGGAACATTTGATCAATACGATAAAGAATACCAGCGTATTAATAGAATTTTCCCCGCTAAAAAAGAAAGTGTAACATTGGTTAAACGCAGGCTTGACGGAGGTATTACAAAATTTCCAAACACACCTCAAAACATGTGGGTGTTCAATGATGATTTATCAAAACTTGATATCAATGAGTTTAAAAGAAACATCGATTTAAACCATTATTTAGATATTATCATAGATAAATTAACAAAAGGTTGGAATGCTTGGTCAAGTTAAACCAAAGGTTAGATTAGAAAGAGGTGAACGATTTGACCTTTGTTGAATACGAAAAAGGAAAAAAACATGCAGGCAAGAATCCTGATGAATCGGAAACATCGGATAGTTTTGAGGATTGCGGTATCAAACTTACTGATAAAGATTTAGTAATTGATATAGATGATGTACCGAAAGAGGTTATACACGCTATTATTCAATTCTTTAACATAGAAACACAGACAGTCTGGACAGACAGAGGTGTACATTTTTATTTTAAAAAACCTGAAAACTTCAAAGGTGCTAACGGAATAAGCGCTTTAGGTTTCCCTGTCGAATACAAACACATTAAAAACACAAAATCAGTAACAGTCAAACGTAACGGAATTTTAAGACAAATCGACAACGAAGGTGTCAGAGAGAACTTACCTGAAATCTTTCAAGTGAACAGAAAGATTAAAAATAACTTGTTAGGTATGGGTGAATCAGATGGTAGAAACGATGCGTTATATAAGCACAAAATGGCTATCTATTCGCTCAAAGATACTGTAAAGATACTAAACTTCATAAATGAGTTTGTGTTCGCTGACAAGCTTCCTAATGATGAAATAAGCACTATCGCAAGAGATGAAGCGATAGATACTAAAGACATGAGTTTTGACACTATCGCTAAATCTCTAGTTAACCAATACTACGTAAGGTTCTACAATAACGTTTTATTCTTCAGAGATGATGAAGGCAAGTTTATCAATGATGAAAATATGCTTAAAAGGAAAATACATCAGTTTTTAGATCAGAAAGACAGTAGAAACGTTGAAGAGGTTTACAAACAACTTTTACTCATGGCTCCTATCATAACACTAGATGACGATGAATCTTTTGAAATCCACTTTAATAACGGCTATCTTCATGAAGGGAATTTTTACGAAATGGAAAGTAAGACGTTTACACCTTATCACATAGATATTGATTACCACCCTGACGCTGAACCGGTAAAAGTCGTAGACGATTATCTAAACCATTTGAGCAACAATGATGAAGAATATAAGAAGCTGATTTTAGAAGTTTTAGCACACACATTGATTATCAATAAAGAGTTCAAACGTATGTTAGCAAAATTCTTTATATTTGTCGGTGACGGCGGAAACGGTAAAGGAACTTTATTAACCATTATAAGAGCAATATTGAATCGTAAAAACTGCAGTGGTTTATCCATCGGAGATATGGCCGATGAACGTTATTTTGTCACAATGCAAGGTAAATTAGCCAATCTTGGTGATGATATTCAAGACGAACCTATCAATAACAAGCAAATGAAGGCTTTAAAAAACATAAGCACTTGCGACTTTGTAAGCACACGTCAATTGTTTCAACAAGCAACAGAGGTTGAAATGACATTGAGCCTGATATTTACCAGTAACCATATTTTAAAATCTTGGGAAAAAGGCGATTCATATAAACGTCGTGTCATGTGGCTGCCTATTTACACTAAGCCCGCTAAAAAAGAAAAGAACTTTATTCAGAAACTGACTACTCAAAAAGCATTAGAGTATTGGATTAGATTAATCATCGAAGCGTATAAGAGATTGTATGAAAATGAAAGGTTTACAACATCTAAAGTCGTTGAGAAGTTCAACGATCAATACCATGAAGAAAATAATAACTTCTTATTATATCTTCAAGATTTCGAACGTAACGATTTCCTTCACATGAAACCTAAACAGATTTATGACGAATACGAAGCATGGGCTGAAGAAAATGATTTAAACGCACAATCTAAAAAGCAGGTCAAAGACACCATAGAAAAAAACTACGGACTTGTTGTTAAAGGTAAAAAAATCAACGGCACAACACAAAGGGTTTACGTAGAAATAGACAAAAATGATGAGGAGGTGCAATCGTGACTCAAGAAGAACGCTATTACGATACAAAGTGGAGATTTGAAAATCACTTCGGCGACGAGATGAAAGACGATCTGATTAAAGATTCGGCTGAGTATATTCATTATCTTGAACAAAATAACCGTGAGCTTTTATTGAAAATTGAAGCAATGGAAGATGAGATTGAGGAGTTGAGAATATGCTGAGCAGAGAAGAAAAAGAATACCGTATCGCTTTAGGTCAATCATTGAGAAGGTACAGGGAATTGATGGGATTGTCTCTTTCAGATGTTGAAAATGTCACTAGAATAAAAAAACAGCAGGTTTCAATGTGGGAAAAAGGTAAGCGAAGAATTAGCGAAGAAAACCTTGAAAAACTAGCGAAAGTTTATATAAGCAAGAAAAGTATCATAGAACAAACAGCTTTCGACTACATGGAAGTTTATGGTTATCAAGATCTAAATAATTATTTAACTTGTCAATTTGAATTAGACGGCGCTCATATCAAGGTCGTAGATAAAATAACCGATAAAAGAAAAATATACAGAATCCCTGAATATTTGATTACAGAAATTAAGAAAGATTTTCAAATTTAAACGTTGACTTGTTGACATCAATCTATGCTAAAAAACAGTGATATAAGTGTCAACAAGTCAACGAATACAAAGATTTCAAAAAATCAAAAATCCCGTCAAATCAACGTTTTAAGTTACGTTTTTTTCAGAAACGTAACTAAATGTAACTAAAACGTAACTGGGTTGAGCCTTACTCTCCGTTACGTTTTCAGCTTTCGGTTACAAAGTTCAACTTTATTTCTATAAAAGTAGTATATATATTGGTTTCTTTTAAAATATAACGTAACCTGTCTCGAAAAATAAAATGTGCTATTTTGCAGGAGAATGAGCAAAGTAAAATGTAACTTGTGACCTGAATGGTAAATCCCTTGGGAGAGTAAGGATAAGCCGGTTACATTTTGGATTTTGAAAATGTAACTAAAATGTGACTTGTAACCGCATAAATATGCAAAATAACATGAATATTATGTATAAAAATCGAGGAGGTAGATTAATTGAATATCGACAATGATGACGTAGAAATGCAATTTAAATGCACAGTGACGTTTACAGCTAAAGTCAAAAATACATTTCACAAACATGAAAATACACAAGCTATGGAAGATAATTTGATCAATAAAATTTATGAAGAACCAGAATCTTACATGGATGATTTAGAAGTCATAGATGTAGAGCGGTTATTGTAGGAGGTTAAAGTAATGTCTAGAAATACAATCTATGTAAATAATAAAGCGGTGGCGTTGACACCAGAAGACATGCGTCAGATTAAACGCAAGACCTTGAATTTATTGCTGGTTGAAAAACGCATGAATCACGGATGGAGTAAGGAAGAAGCGACTACCCTGCTTAGAGATTATATAACTAAACGGGGTTCTATTTATTGGAGAAGAGATTTTCCGGATGTAACTTTATATGCACCTTTGAATGAAATGCAGAAAATCAAGATTGAAAGATACCAAATCAATAAAAAGTATCAAGAAGGCAAGAGCTTTGAAGAAATCATAGGAGACGACTTTGATTACTATCTTGAAGAACACAAACCGACATTTAACATAGACGAAATAGAAAAGAAAAATAAATTAGCAGAACAAGCAGAAGCACGCAGAAGAAAAGAGCGTCCTTGGTTATACGACGGTACACCTCAAAGTGTTAAACCTGGTCCTTGGTACTTGCACCTATGTGAAAATGATTTAATGGTAAAGGCGGTGCGCTAATGAATGAAATTAGAGACTTAAAAAGAGATGATCGTATTATCTTATGGCAATATCGTGGATTGAATGTGCAGGACGGTCATGCAGGTGTTGTTATTCGAGAAGTTGATAGACTTGGCAAAAAATCTGTAATGGTTCAGTTAGATGGTATCGATGACCCGTTCGAACTGACAGACGAGGATTACTTCGACAAGAAAGCTGAACATTTTGAAGATTGCAAAAACATTCCTGAGCATTATCAAGGGATTGATGTTATTGAATTTTGTAGACAACACTTTACACCCGAAGAGTTCAGAGGCGCGACGTCTCAAGGAGGGCTTTAAATGACCTTAAAAGAGGCGCTTAAATACGCAAACGCTCAATTGAATACATGTACAGGAGAGTTATATGTGGACAACATGCGTGAGTTGCATGCAAAGTTGTGTATCAAGAGAATTGTTGAACAATTAGAGCAAGGACAATCACTAAATCATAAATTCAATGAAGAAGGAATTTTGTAATGGCTAGCAGAGAACTTACAAACACAGTTAAACAACGTTTCAAATCAGACACACGAGGACGTAGTTTAACGCAATTAGAGCAAGAGTTACAAAGTAGAGGTGTGAAGGGGTTTGTGATTGATGCAAGCCCTACACGCATCACTGCAATCGTTTCTAGAGAGGATTATTTGAATAATAGGAGGAATTGGAATGGTCAAGATTAAAATTAATCGAGAATTTAACTTAGCTGGGCTATTGGAATATATTAACAAAAATGAAATTACTGATAAATATTACTTTAATTCAGCTAGAAATGCGGTTGTGGAAGTTACTAAAAATGGCTTTATTAGTTTTCCAAACACCTTTAAACCAGATGACACTTTTACAGTAGAAGTTCAGGAAGTAGTTACGGAAGAAACGGTATTTCCTAAATTAATATCTGTTGAGAGATATGCTCAAAACGTATTTAATGTAAATTTTAATTGCAGTATTAAACAATTTTTAGATAGAGATGAACATAACTATTACTACTTAAACGACGACGGTACAATGACTTTAATCTGGAAGGACGGGAAACTCATTGATTGAGTTTAGAGCATGGGATAAAAATTTATCAAGTGCTGAGGAATATGCGAGCATCGTAAGTTATATAATTGAAGATTGTGGAGCGTGGTAGTGATGAAAGCTAAAAGTCACATGCAAATGATGCAAATGATACAAAATTGTGTAATCGAAAAATATGTGACACATGACAAGTACGTAGAATTGGTAGCTAGAGATAAACATGGGAATAAAATGTTTATTAAATTTTATCCGAATGAGGAGGACGCAAACAATGACTAACACAATCACAGTAGAACAATTAAAAGAGTTATTACAAATACAAAAGGAATTTGATGATCGCATTCCAACTTTAAACCTAGAAGATAGCAAAGTAGCTTATATTGTGGAATTTTTTGAATGGTTTAATACGCTTGAGACGTTTAAGAATTGGAAAAAGAAGCCAGGTAAGCCTTTAGATGTTCAATTGGATGAATTATCGGATTTATTGGCATTTGGATTGAGTATAGTGAATCAGTCGTTCAATAAAGAAGAAAGAGAGGACTTAGCAGACTGTTTGTATTATGCAATTCAAACAGAAACAAAAGATGATAAACATGATTTATCTCGCAAAGAAACCGCAAAACACGTTGTGCAAATACTACCTATGATGATTTTAAGTAATAATGAAGAATCTGTGTTAACTGCAATTAGTGTACCATTTGGCTATGCAAATTATTACTATTCAATCGACCAACTCATTGAAGCATACAAAAAGAAAATGGAGCGAAATCATGCAAGACAAGACGGTAAAGCAGATAAGGACAAAGGATATGTGTAAGAAGGAGATTCTAACCAAAGTGAAAGAGGTGCTGGGGAAGTGAAAAACTTTGAACAACCGACAATAAAAATATTAAAAAGATTATTTGAAGGAAAAGATGAAACTAATATTCATATATCTCGTCTGAACCTTATAGATTATGAAGTTATTGAAATGATAACTAATTATAAACTTTCAGAAACTCATACAAGAAATCAACATTTTAGAGATGTAGTGACTTTGAAGTTTAAAAAGAAAGAGTAAAGAGGCGCAGACGGTAGCACAGGAGAATAAATGTTAACCGCCTCGAATTCGATACGTATAAAAAACTAAACCGGTGAGATTCGACGGGTTTAAAAATCAGCTTGGCGGTTCGTCCGCCTTGCTATTAGGAAGTGAAGTAATGACTTTAGGTAGATATTTAATAAGTTTAAGAAAAAACAAGTCAGTCCGACAAGCAGCAAAAGAAATAGGGATTAGTCACACATACTTAGATAGTTTGGAAAAGGGTTATGATTTCAGAACAGGAAAAGTCAGAACACCTTCAGTTATGACAGTCTATTTGTTAGCTAAGTATTATCGTGTGCCAATGCAGTTGTTATTTGATTTAAGTATAAAAGATATTGAAAGAGAAAGTGGTAGTGGTGATAAGCGATGAAGTTTGGTCAAAACATCAAACAGATTAGAAAGCAACGCAACTTAACTCAAAAACAATTGGCTGATCAAATCGAAATATCGCGTTCTTATTTAAGTGATATTGAAAATGGGAGAAAAAATCTTAGTATAAAAACAGTTAAGAAATTAGCGGATAGTTTAGGGTTATCAGTTACAGATTTATTCAATGACGATACAACATTTTAGGAGATAACATGAACGCTAAACAAGTAATGCAGGAAGAGGAGTGAGTAGAATGGAAAATTTTTTATTAATATTAATCATAGCATTAACACTATTTCTTTTGTTTCCCGTATCTATTTTTATAATTATTGTCAGCTATGCTATCAAAGAAAAAAGAGAATTTAATAATGAGTGGGAGCGAATAGAAAGAAGGTATCAAGAATTTAATGAAAAGGTTAATAAAAGAATGGAAGAAGAAGGTAAATATTTAGATGAGAAAAAATTGAAAAGGAATTTATCTGAATTACAAAGAGGTTCCTCTGCAAAAGATTTTAAATATTACGGAAAATAAACATAGAATGGAAGTGAGTAGAATGTACACATATAAAACAGAACCAAAAACAGTGACTAAAGATGAAGTTTTATTTGAAAACGGTATAACTACAGTAGATGTGGATGGAGGTCAATTTTTACAATACAATGATTACTTTGAACATAAAACATTTTATCAATGTCCTAAATGCATGAGTTTACATAATGAAACTGAAAAATATTACTTTAGAGGTTTGGTAGGTATGACTATAAGACAATGCGAAGATTGCGGATACAAACATACAAATGACTTTTCGGAGGTAAACAATGATTAAACCAATACTCAAACTAATCTTAACGCTTACACTATACGAAGCAGCTAAATACATCACTGAACAGCTTATTATTTACCATACACAGAACGATGACGTGGAAGCACCTGCAGACTTCGATATACACGATCATATTCATCTTAATAATTTAAAAGCAGAGGTGAGTGAGTAATGGATAAAGAAGTGTTAAAAAGATACGACGAGTTAGCAGAAGGGTTTAAACAGATTAGTTCTCACGGCTGGGAAACTTATGTGCATGGCGTATGGGTATCAAGTTTAATATATTCTATAGTTGGAATTATATTAATTTGTTTTGCTTTGACATTAATTACGATGAGTTGGAAGTTGTTTAGAAAAGAAGTTTATTACACTGTACCTGAAAGAGAAGCTTTCTCATACATTTTCGAAGAAAAAAAACGAATTATACCAGAACATCAAGAAAGAGATGGAGACAGAGAAGAAATATATAGATTTATAGCTGTTGGAATGTTGGTACTTTCATTGTTTTTTATAATAGTCGGAGTTCCATTTATATTATCAAATATCATAGGCATCTTCACTCCTGATTATGTAGCGATTAAAGAAATAATTGGGGATATTGGAGGTAAGTAATATGTTCTGGCATATACATCTTAATAATTTAAAAGCAGGGGTGAGTAAATGATGTGGATAGCACTAACCCTTCTCTTTGCTCTCCTCTCTCTTGTGCTTTATATGGCGAACAGAGAGTTGTATGAAGAGTTGGAGTTGAGGGATAATATAATAGAAAAATTGATTGAAAGGAATGGAAGAAAATGAATAAGAGAGATTATTATTTAAAGTTAATTAAAAGGATTGAAGGGCGTATAGAGTTCTGTGAAGAAGAAGTACAAGTTATAGAGAACAGTATTAAAAAGGAACAGCAATATTTGAATAAATTAGAAGACGAGTTGAATACACTAGAAGCAGTTAAAGAAGATATACTCAATAAATTGTTATAATATCAGGTTATCGTTTGTCGGTAAAACCATAAGTAAATGTTATAATAGGTGTATACATTTACTTATCAATGGAGGTTATGCATGTATACTCGTGATGAAGTGAGAGAAATGATTCATAGTTATAAGTGGATGCAAAATATCGTAGAGTCTCAAATCTATGATAACGATAGCACATCAATTGCACAATATGGTATCGAAGCAGCAATGCCTAAAGGCAAAGGTGGTACGGGAGATAAAGTGTTCGTTAAGGTGATGAATCGTAATAGGCAGCACAGACGCAATATAAAGTTAGTAGAAAAGATATCTTTCATTGATAAATATGAAGACTGTATTATAGACGAAAGAAACTATCATATGCTCCAGATGTTGAAGTTGCGTATGAAGCATAAGACTATAAAAGATATCTTAGAAATAAATAGCGATTCAAAATTTTATGGCTGTATGAATGAAATTATAAATGTATATATGGATGCACAACGTGGATATTATGATTGAGAAGTGAATCGAGGATATCGAGGACATCGAGGAGAAAGAAGTGTATGTGCATTCAATGGATTAGGTTTATTATAATTGAGTTACAACAATATTATCAATTTGCAAAGACGCGCACGATCAATACTATATTATATTTAGACATGGCACTCAGTGTCATGTCTTTCTTTATGGAGGTACACTTGTGGATATAATCATTGTATATGGACCGCCTGCGAGCGGTAAGACTACATACGTTAAACAACATATGACTGATGAAGATATGGTTTATGATTATGATGCTATATCACAAGCAATAACATTTAGTAGTTATCAACAGTATATGCCACAAGCTCATGACACTTGCTTACTAGTACGTAACATGATGTTAGATTATGCACGATATATTGGTAACGGTAAGTTGTATGTTATCACTACTTATTTGTCAAAGAAGATAACTGATAGAGTATCTAACTATCATACAGTTAGAATGGATACAGATATAGATACATGTATCGAGCGTATAAACAATAGTGATAGACCTGACAAAGATAAATTAAAACAAGTGATAAGAGAATGGTTCAATGATGGGAAAAGTAAACCAGCGAGTGATCGCAAAGTAGATAAGGAAACAATGAGGTTTTACAAATCACGTAAATGGCGAGAGACAAGACAAAGAGTCTTGGAAAGGGATAACTATGAGTGTCAAGAGTGTAAAAAACAAGGTATTGTTAAAACCATAGACCATACAAAGCACAAATCTCTTGATGTTGACCATATTAAAGAGTTAGATAGCAATCCTGATTTAGCTTACGACATGGATAATTTAGTAACCTTGTGTGTGAGTTGTCACAATAAAAAGCATAATAGATATCAAAAAGGTAAACCGTTTCCGAAGAAAAAAACAAAATGGACCGGTGACGAATGGTGGTAAGAAAAATAAAAAGCCCCCCACTTAAAAATTTTTAGGTTAAATTGTTGAAGGGGAAACGGGGCAGGGGGATCTTCTCCCGAGATTTATTGTAAAATTCTCACGTATAACCCCCTGGGGGTATAATTGAAAGAGGTGAAGTACATGGAACGCAACGAAGAGCAAATTAAACAACATGAAGCACGTGTGAAAAAGGAGAAAGTTAGGCTAGATAAAATTTTCAAATCTATCCCTGAAGATAAAAAACGAGTGGCTCAAGGTCTTATTGTTCAAGCTGCGCGTATGCGGATTCTTCTGGATGATGCGTGGTCCGACATACAAGAAAAGGGGGATTATGAATTATTCACTCAGTCTGAAAGCACGCCAGCTTATGAGCGAGAACGACCTATTGCCAAATTATTCAACTCAAGAGATGCTGCATATCAAAAAATAATTATGCAATTATCAAAATTACTCCCTGAAGATGTCGACGTAGTCGTGGATAAAGAAACGGGAGGATTGAGGAGTATGTTGAATGGAGATAAATAAACATGTCAAATGGTATATTGACAAGTACAAACATGGAGAAATTAAACTTAATAACGATAGAATAAAGTTGATTGACCATCTAGAAAACAACATCTTATATAGAAACGATCTATACTTTGATAACGAACAAATTGAACTATGTATAGCTTTTATTGAACGGTTTTATTTCAAGTTGCAACCCTTTCAGAAATTTTTAATAGCATTTGTATTTCTCTTTGATGAGGAAGATGAACTTTATTTCGAACAATTCTTTTGGCTTGTTGCGCGTGGTGCTGGTAAAAATGGTCTAATAAGTGGATTATCGACATATTTCATTAGTGAATTGCATGGTATTGATAATTATGATGGTACTGTTGTAGCCAATACAGAAAAACAGGCCAAAACATCATTTGAAGAAATGCATAGAATGATAATCAAACATGGATTATATGAAGGTAAAATCAACGACGTAGAAGGTGAAGGTGTATTCGACCTTACAAAACTTAGAATAACTTCTACTAAAACGCAAAGTAAGTTTGAGTATGCAACAAGTAATGCTGGGAGTAAAGACGGTGGTCGTGAAGGTTTTATCATTTATGATGAGGTTCATAGATATGAAAATAATGATATTGTAGATGTATTCTCTAGTGGCTTAGGTAAAGTGAAGCACCCTAGAGAATTTTTTATTGGTACAGACGGATTTGTACGTGAGGGGTTCTTAGACAAAATGAAAGAACGGTCTAAAGAAATTTTAGAAGGAAGAGCGACTGATGACCGTTTATTTCCATTTATCTGTCGGTTAGATCATAAAGATGAGAAGGACGACCCTTCTAAGTGGTCTAAAGCAAACCCTATGTTCGAAGAACCTATGAGTGACTATGGTAAACGTCTTTACCGTAAGGTTTTAAACCAATATAAAGATTTGAAGCACAGCCCGAGTGGTTACGAAAATTTTATGACTAAGCGAATGAATTTGCCAGAAGAAGATTCCAGTAAAATTGTTGCATCACGTGATGATGTTTTAGCTACAAGTCGTGATATTCCGCCACTAAAAAATAAAACTGCAATCGGTGGTGTTGATTATGCTAGTATTAAAGATTTTGCGGCTGTAGGGTTGCTGTTCAAACAAGGTGATAACGTTGTTTGGCTATCTCATTCTTTTGCACGTAAAGAATACCTTGACCAAGCTCAGTTGAAGCCGCCGATCAAGGAATGGGAAAGACGAGGTCATTTAACAATTGTGGATGAACCATCAATTAACCCTGCGCATATAGTAAATTGGTTTATAAAAATGCGTGAAAAGTATGCTATTCAAAAAGTAGTTGCAGATAATTTCCGCATGGATTTAATGCGTCCTTTATTTGAAGAAGCTGGATTTGAAATTGAAGTATTACGAAATCCAAGAGGTGTACATAGTAAGTTAGCGCCTAGAATTGAAACATTATTTGCAAATCATAGAATTATATTCGGAGATAACCCTTTAATGCGTTGGTACACAAATAATGTTGCAGTTCACGTCAAAAAAGATGGTAACAAAGAATTCATCAAGAAGGATGAACATAGACGGAAAACTGATGGTTTCCATGCTTTTTTACATGCGCTCTACGCTGTGGATGAGATACAAGAAATCGATTTAGATAAAGCATTTGATTTATTAGATCAACTTAATTTTTAGTAATAAAGGAGGTGGTTAATTGGGATTTCTGGATGCAGTATTTAAACGTAATTTAGAATTAAGAGATATGCTCGATTTAGATTTAGCAAACGACCCAGCCAATCGTTCATATTTGAAGCGTATGGCTATTGAAACTGTAATTAATTTTATATCACGGACATTCAGCCAATCTGAATTTTGGGTTAAAGATGGTCAAGAACTAAAGCAAGATAAATTGTATTATAAGCTGAATGTAAGACCTAACACAGACTCAAGCGCTACTGATTTTTGGCACAAAGTTATTTACAAATTGGTTTATGACAATGAGGTTCTAATCATTAAAAGCGACTCAGACGACTTATTGATTGCTGATGATTTTTATAGAGAAGAATTTGCGGTTTACGAAGATGTTTTTAAAGATATTATTGTAAAAGACTTCAAATTCGAACGTTCTTTTAGGATGAATGAAGTTATATATTTGAATTACAACAACGATAAGTTACAAAGATTTGTTGAGAGCTTATTTGCAGATTATGGAGAACTTTTCGGACGAATGATGGATACGCAACTTCGTAAAAATCAAATCAGAGGGATTGTTAGCGTCGATTCTGGCGGTGGAAATATCGATAATACAAAAATGACAAGACTGCAAAAATATATTGATAAAATTTATAGTCAATTTAAGAATAATGGTGTTGCGCTCGTGCCTCAAATACCAGGATTCGAATATAAAGAACTGTCGAAAGATAGCACAACCGGTAACGATAATGGCGGAGAGAATTTACAAAAAGTTAAGCGCATGATTATTGATGATGTTGCAAAAATTGTAGGGATTCCATCGAATTTGATACATGGCGATGTTGCAGATTTAAGTAATGCTATGAATGCATATATAGACTTCTGCATTAATCCTTTAATTTCAAAAATCGAAGATGAATTGAACAGCAAATTTTTTACTGAAAGCGAATTTTTAAGTGGTAAACGTATAAAGGTTGTCGGTATCAATACGGTAGATCCAATCAAGAATGCAGAAAAAGTAGACAAATTAATATCATCAAGCGCAGCTAAACAAAATGAAGTTCGTGAAATGCTCGGTCTTGCACCTGTTGAAGGTGGAGACCGTTTTATTTTGACTAAAAACTATCAACCTGAGGATGAATTGAAAGGGGGTGAGAATGAAAATGAAGACGAAACAAGAGCTAATGAAAGCAACGTCTAAATATGCTTTTAAAAACGAAGTGAAAGACGATAAAGTTGTTCTCACTCTTAGTGGACCGGTGGCGCAATCTTCTATCTTTGCTGATGAAACCATTAACAGTCATGATATTTCCGAAGTATTAGATGGTGTAGATAAAGATATTGTAATTCGTTTAAACAGCCCTGGTGGTGACGCCTTTCAAGGAATTGAGATTTATAATTATCTAAAAAACCACTCTTCGCACATCACAATTGAAGTTACTGCTTTGGCTGCAAGTGCGGCATCTATCATTGCAATGGCGGCCGATGAGCTTATTATGAGCAAAGGTGCTTCGCTGATGATTCATGAAGCAGCGACCATCGCAATTGGTAATAAAGCGGATGTTAAGAAGACGCTAAATGCTTTAGAAACAGTGGATGCATCTATTGTTGAAGTTTATAAGGATAAAACAGGACTTGATAATGAAGAGATTGAACAACTCATGACTGATGAAACTTGGTTTACAGCAAAAGATGCCGTAGACAAAGGTTTTGCGGACAAAACGAAAGATAAGGTTGAAACACCTAAAGAAGCTCAAGAAGATGTGGAAAACAATAGTGAAATGATGGCTATGAAGAATGAAATCGAGGGGTTAAAAATTCAATTAGCCAATTTTAAAAATAGTAATAATAAACCAAATAAAAAACGTTATCTATAGGAGGAAAAATTATGACAATGAAATTTAAAGATTCAATCAACAAAGATGTTGAGAATTTAAAGAATGAATATTTCGAGGCAGTAAGAAATGACGCTGACCCTGAAACGATTGAAAATAAATATGCGGAATACATGGCTGCTTTCTCTTCTAATTTGCAGAACGAAGTGTTAAAAGAAGCGCGTGAAGAAGTTTATAACACTTCGACAGATAAGCAAGTGCGTATGAATCGAGGGGAAAACATTCTTACTGCTGAGGAATCACGTTTCTTTACTAACTTAGTAGAAGATGAAGCAAACTTAGACACTTACAAAGAAGAGGTTATTTTACCGGAATCTACAGTATTACGTGTGTTTGAAGATATGCAAAAAGCACGACCTCTATTATCTAAAATTAATTTTCAAATCGCCGGAATTAAAACGCGTTTAATCGTTGGAGACCCTAAAGGTGCTGCTGTTTGGGGAGAAGTATTCGGTAAGATTCAAGGACAAATTCAAGCGAATTTTAAAGAATTGAATTTCTCACAAAATAAATTAACTGCATTTGCCATCGTGCCTAAAGATATGTTGGAATTTGGCCCAGAATGGATTGAGCGTTATGTTCGTTTGCAATTAGCGGAAGCGATGGCACTTAAATTAGAAGAAGGTATTGTTAAAGGCAACGGTGCAGCATCAAACCAACCTTATGGACTGACAAAAGATTTAACATATGATACGGACGGTGTAACTATTACTGGCGCGACTGATAAAGCATCAGCAGGGACATTGACATTTGCGGATGCTCAAACTACCGCTAATGAATTAGCACAAGCGCTTACGACGCTTTCAACTAAAGAGAATGGAGCGCAAGTAGACGTAAGTACAGGTGTAACACTTCTGGTCAACCCAGCAGATCAATTCTACGTAAAAGCACAAAATACTATGCAAACAGTAAACGGTGCTTGGGTAACGTCGTTGCCATTTAACGTAGATGTTGTAGCATCAGAGTTTGTAGACCCTGATAAAGCTATTTTTGTTGTGGGAAGTCGTTATTATGCAGTCCAAACCGGCTCAGTAACAATCAAGTCATATGACCAAACGCTTGCGTTAGAAGATGCTGATGTGTTTATCGCAAAACAGTTTGCACACGGTATGCCAGACGATAATAAAGTAGCTTTGGTTTACGACTTGGATATCGCATCAAAACCATCTGCTGACTCAGTATCACCTGATGTAGGCGCATAATTGAAAGGGGTGATTAAATGATCACTCAAAATCATGTTAAAGAAATGAAGCGACGATTAAAAATATTTCATACGTTCGAAGATGAGCATATACAATCATTGCTCGAACAATCTTATGAAGATATTAAATATCGTTGCCAAGAATTTGATATGAATGAGAATAATCGTGGGGCTGAGCTTGTATATGAGCGTACAAGGTATGCTTATAATGACAGTTTAGAGTTTTTCCACGATAACTTTCTAAGTCAAATCACCTCTTTCGCACTTGAAAATATGAAGGAGGTAGATTATGAACAAGAATTATAAACCACCTAAAATAAGTAGCGGAGACTTACGAGTACCCGTTACTTTTTTTCGTATGGTAGAAAATGACGGTCCGTTTCCAGGAAGTAAAAAGAAAAAAGAAGCGTTTACGACGCTTTGTGAAGTTTATGAAAGTTCTACAAAAGATTTAGAAAAAACAAACGGTATAACTGGTGTTCATAAAATTACGATTAATTTTAGAAATCCGCATGCTGATTATCAAATCAATCACTCAGATACGTTCGAACTTATTTATGGATTGTATGAAAATTCTACATTTAAAATAATCGACTTTGCGCCTAATTCAAGTAATAAAGAAATGATTAAAGTAGTAGGTGTAGCAAATGGCGATTAAATTAAAAGGTATGAAGGAATTGGAACGCGAACTTGAAAATAGATATGGTAAAGCAAAAATGAAACGTATTGTGGATGAAGCTTTAGTTGCTGGTGGTCATGTAATTGTTCAAAAAATCAGAAGCAACTTTGAAAGCTTTAAAGACACAGGCGCTAGTAAAGCTGAAGTAAAATTATCTAAACCTTTCACTTTAAATGGCGTTCGAACTATTAAAATACATTGGAGAGGTCCTAAGGAGCGCTACAGAATTATTCATTTAAATGAATTTGGTACGATCAAGAACCCTAACCCCCGAGGAAAAGGTGCGGTAGAACGTGCTTTAAGAAGTGGTCAAAAGACTTATTTCCAAATTGTTAAACAAAGGTTGAAAAGGGGTTGATACGATTGAGAGATATTTTAATGGAAATATACAATGTTCTTATTAAGGATGTGTTAGTACAAAAACATGTAGGCAATCGTATTAAGTTTTATGAGTACCCCGAACCGTCAGACATGACAAAACCTTATATTGTAATGAGTGAGATTGATGACACATTACCTGTCGAATATGCTGATAACGATAACCTTGCATTAAGTTATCTAGTACAAATCGATGTATTTGTGCCTGAATCTGAGGAGTATCAAGCATATTTTTTAAGGAATAAAGTAAGTTATCACATTTCACGATTAATGAAAGAACAATTGAAAATGGAAAACACATCAAATGCAAAACCGGAATACGACGAAGAATTAAAAATGTACAGGTCCGCTCGAAGATATGAGGGGACCTTTTATCGTTCTGAATTAAATTTATAGGAGGAATTACAAATGGCAAAAAAATATAATTCATTTACAGGTATTACAGGATTTTACTATATGCCTTTGAATACAGAAGAGGTTTCAGGTGTAACTGACCCTGAACGTATTAAATACTTACAAGAAGTTCAGGTATCAAAAGAACAATCTATTGAAAAAGCATATGGGGATAATAGTGTTGCTGAATTAGCAGTTTCAAATGGAACTGTTGAATTAGAATCTACATTCCACCACTTACCGATTGAAGATAGAGAAGTGTTATTCGGTTTAGATAAATCTGATGATGGTGTAATCGGTGTAGGTAATAATACACCGCCATATGTTGCAGTTATCTTCGAAAAAACAACAGAAACTGGCGCATCTGAATATGTTGGATTGCTTAAAGGTATGTTCACATTCCCTGAAGTTAGTGGACAAACTAAAGAAGATGGTGTCGAATTCTCTCAAGACCAATCTACAGCTGAGTTCATGCCTACAGAAGTGGAAGGCTTTGATAAAGAACAAACAATGCTTCTAGGTCGTGATGAAAAAGGTGTAACTATCATGCGTGATGCGATTTGGAAAAAGGTATTCGGTAAGCCACACCCTAATGCGTCTGTTTCTGAGGAACCTGTTTCATCTGATATCGGAGCATAATTATAAGGAGGAATTACTTAATGGCTAAATATGAAGTATTAAAAACTTTTAAAGATTTACAAGATAACGAGAAATTATACGAAAAAGGTAAGACATTTCCGCGTCCTGCTAACAAAAAAATTGACGAAGAACGTATTCTTGAGCTTTCTTCAAGTGACAATCGTCAACGTAAACCATTGATTAAAAAGATTGAAGACTAATTTTGAGGGCATATAGTCCTCTTTTTATTTGCAAATAAAAATTATTATATTAAAAGGAGTTTTACACATGAGTAAAAAAATTAATTTCATTAAACTAGTAGTATTAGATAAAGAAGATAACGCTAAAGAAGATAAAAACGGTAATTTTGAGGTTGAGACATATTTCACACCTAACTTTATTCCGTTCCGTAAAATTTATGAAGCGACTGACATTATGGAAGGTACTTCTGAAGACGGCAACGAATTAACAGAAAAAGAAATGTTCAAACGTATGACTGACTTTGTGGTAGATGTTTATAACAATCAATTTACAAGTGATGATTTGTTAGATCGTTTACATGCACCTGATGCAATTGAAGAGATTCAATCACAAGTACAATTTATTGCTCAAGGTAAAATGGATGAACAAAGAAAAAAGCAATTAGCGAAGATGATTTAAAGAATAAAGTCATCACATGGGCTGATCATAAACAAAATTTAAAAAAAGTAGCGTATGACATGATGAAAGAGGGCGGAAAAGATATCAACGATATCTTGGACATGCCCTTTTCTTTTTTTATGGATGTTATTGAAGATGGCAGGAAGCCAGCCAAATCAGTTGACAAAAAAGACAGCATGTTAGACGCATTCACCAATTTATAAGTAAGGAGGTGGAAATATGGCAGAAAGAATCAAAGGTTTGCAGATTGACCTATCTATGCAGGATATGGGTATTGGTTCGACATTAGCCGGCATTAGGCGCAGCTTTAGACAATTGAATTCTGACTTGAAATTATCAAGTAACAACTTTAAATACTCAGAAAAATCTATGGCAAGTTATAAAAGTAGAATTCGTGAGTTAGATGCTGCGACAAAGCAACAGAGAAATAATGTTAAAGAACTGCGTAATCAATATATGCAGACTGCGAAAGAGCAAGGTGCAAATAGCGCAAAAGCGGTTAGATTGAGAACTGAATATAATAAACAAGCTGATACATTAAATAGACTCGAACACGAGTTAGAACAAACTGTAGATGGTTTCAAAAGATTTCAAAAAGAAGCCCAAGAAGCAGCTAGAGTCTCTAATAGTAGTTTTGGTCGATTAGGTCAAAAGTTTACTGATATCGGACCTAAACTTACCAGTGTTGGAGAATCGATGAAAAATGTCGGTCGTTCCATGTCTATGTATGTTACAGCTCCTATTGCAGCTGGGTTCGGCCTTGCGGCTAAAAAGAGTATTGATTTTGATGATTCAATGCGTAAAGTTAAAGCGACATCGGGCGCTACGGGTAAAGAGTTTAATTTATTGAGAGACAAAGCACTTGAAATGGGTGCTAAAACTAAGTTTAGTGCTAGTGAATCTGCTGACGCTCTGAATTTTATGGCCTTGGCCGGCTGGGATACCAAAGAAATGATGAGTGGTATCGATGGTGTCATGCAGTTAGCAGCTGCATCAGGTGAAGATTTAGGTGCAGTAAGTGACATCGTTACTGACTCATTAACAGCATTTGGTATGAAAGCTAAAGATAGTGGACGATTTGCAGATGTATTAGCACAGACAAGTTCTAAAGCTAATACCGATGTACGTGGTTTAGGTGAAGCGTTCAAATATGCTGCTCCAGTTGCAGGCGCGTTAGGCTACACTGTGGAAGATACATCAATAGCTATTGGCCTTATGAGTAATGCGGGTATGAATATGCTCGAACACACAGTAATGTGTGCGTAGAAATCGGTGAATTCGGTAGAGGTTAAGGTGATAAAACACTATATTAATACCGAGCCAAGCGTGTGAACGTTCAAATAGTAGCACGAAGGTCTAGAGACTAGATGTTGAGTTAGAACAAACAATAACACATCCACGAGCGCCGATTATCCTAAGGGATAAAGATATAGTCCGACACTCAAAGGAAACTTTGAGATTATAGGGTAAACTCCTATAAATAACTGTTGATTAAAGGTGAAAAAGCTGGTACAGCATTACGTACTATGTTTACAAACTTAGCTAAACCAACAAAAGCTATGCAAAACAAGATGGAAGAGCTAGGTATATCTATTACTGATAGTAACGGTAAAATGCTTCCTATGCGTGACGTAATGGATCAGTTGCGCGGTAAATTCAAAGGATTATCTAAAGACCAACAAGCAAGCGCAGCTGCAACTATCTTTGGTAAAGAAGCAATGAGTGGTGCATTGGCTGTTATCAATGCTTCAGATGAGGACTACAAAAAGTTAACTAAGTCTATTGATAACTCAACAGGTGCTTCTAAACGTATGAGTGACGAAATGGAAGGTGGCATTGGCGGTTCGATTCGAAAAATGAAGTCAGCTATCGAATCAATGGCGATTAGTATAGGTGATGTTCTAGCACCACATATACGTAAAGCCGCTGATTTTCTTGCAATGTTGGCCGATAAGTTCACTAGTATGCCTGGTTGGGTGAAAACCGGAGTAGTAGGATTAGGTATATTCGCTGCAGCTTTAGGTCCTTTAATCTTAACCACAGGGGCGTTTACCGCAGCACTAGGAAGTATTATGACTACAATAGGTCCTGTGATGACAGGTATCACAAAAGCTGGCGGTTTAATGAATTTCCTAGGAACCAAAGCACCGTTTGCTGCTAAAGGTTTAACTTTAGTAGGCGGCGCGTTTAAATTCATGCTTGGTCCAGTAGGCTTAGCAATAGCAGCAATAGCAGCAATCGGTACAGCATTTGTAATTGCTTATAAAAAATCTGAAACATTTAGAAATATTGTTAATGCAGTTATCAATCCAATTAAAAATGCTGTCATCTCTTTGTGGAATGGTATCAAAGATTTTGCTACAGGTATTAAAAATGTATTCAGCGGAGATACCGCAAGTGGATTTAATATATTCAAAAAGATATTACCAAAAGAAGCTGCAACACAACTAACCAGCACTTTGTTAATGATTCGTGGCGCTTTTAGAGAATTCTTCACATTCATAAAAAACACTGCAACAATTTTCGGCGCAGTAATGAGTGCATTTTGGCAACAACATGGTTCGACTATTATTAATGTTTTTAACACTATCAAAAGCGGTGTAGGTTTTATACTGAATGCTTTATTTAATAACATTATTAAACCAGTGTTAACCGGAATCGGTAATATTTTCAAAATAATTTTCGGCGGATTAAAAGCTATAGTTATAAATGTATTTACTGCAATTAGAATGATTGTACAAGGTAACCTTACTGCTATCAGCGGTATCATCAATGTTTTTAAAGGTTTATTTACTGGTAATTTCCGATTAATGTGGGAAGGAATCAAACAAGTATTTAGCGGTGCATTAACCTCTATATTAGGTGTATTCCGCTTAACCTTCGGAAATATATTGATATTCCTAAAAACAAACGGTTTACTGATACTCAATGCTTTAAAAACGGTATGGACGATTATAAAAAACATAATTGTTGGTTTGGTAACCTTACTAATCAATAGTATAAAATCACGTTTTACTGCTTTGAAAACGATACTGACTGTTATATTTACTGGTATTGCCAATATAGCGTGTATGATATGGGCAGGTATAAAATCAGCGGTATTGATTATCGTAAGTGCTTTAGTTAACGGTATGGAAACTATCTTCAACGGCTTAAAAACTTTCTTCACTAATTTATGGAACGGTATTAAATCAGTAGCGATCTCAGTATGGAATGCAATCAAAAATGCAGTGTTAGCTATCATCAGAGCATATGTTAACACTGCTAAAGCAATTTTTAGCACGCTTAAAGTTGCGATTGTTGCAATTTGGAACACTATAAAAAGAGTGTCAATTACCGTGTGGACAGCAATCAAAAACACGGTTATTTCAATTATTAGAAGCTTATCAAACACAGTTAGAGCTATTTTTAACGCAATCAAAGCATTCACGAGTGCAGTTTGGAGAGCAATAAAAACAACTGTGATAAGTTTAGCTAAAGGACTATACAACGGTGTTAAAAATGCATTTAACGCATTAAAATCATCAATCACATCAATTTTTAATGCGGTCAAATCGTTCTTGTTCAGAATTTGGAGCGCTATTAAATCGAAAATTTCAAGTTTAGTACAGTCTTTGAGAAACTATGTTACAAATAGATTTACTAGTTTGAAAGAAGGCGTGACAAACGCAACGAACAGAGCCAAATCAGCACTTATCAACGCTTGGCAGACAATCAAGTCTAAAATCAGCGGCATTGCACAATCCTTAAAAGATAAAGTCATGGGTACTTTCAATAAAATGAAAGATGGTATGGCTAATATTATCAACAAAATTAAAGATCATATCGGTGGTATGGTCGGCGCGGTTAAGTCCGGATTAAATAAATTAATCAAGGGCTTAAACTGGGTCGGCGGTAAACTGGGTATGGAAAAAATACCTACTTTATCCACAGGTACGCAAAAAGGAAGACACCGTGTCAAAGCAACAAGTGATGGTCGATTAAAACAAGGTACTATGGCAGTTGTCGGAGATAAAGGACCGGGTAACGGCAAAGGCAGAGACGGCAGACGTGAATTGATTCAATATCCTAACGGAAGAACAGCAATCACACCTGCAAAAGATACACTTACACACTTGCCTAAAGGTTCGCGTGTAATCAACGGTGCTATGCGTCAGTCTGTAGAAGGTCCTCCATTCTCAACAGGTACTATTCCACACTTCAGTATAGGCAGTATGTTCAAAGGTTCAACAAGCTGGGTTTCAAACAAAGCATCTAAGGCTTACGAAGGTGCTAAATCAATGGTTGGAAATGGTAAAAAATGGCTAGAAGATAAAGTTTCAGATGTCATGGACTTTGTAGACAATCCAGGCAAACTCTTAGATTTAGCATTGCAAGGGTTCGGTGTTGATTTCAGCGGCTACAACTACTTAATCGGAGACATTACCAAAGCTGCGTGGAAGAAAATCAAGAAAGCTGCAATTTCATGGATTAAAAACGGATTAGAAGCACAAGCTGGAGACGGTTCTGTCTTTGACGGTTTCAAAATCTTACAAAAATACTCAGCACCTCCATATCCACCTAACCCTAACTATCCATTTAACGGCGGGGTACACCACGGTGTCGACTATGATACTAAAGTGGGTACACCAATCCGTACACCTATGGCTGGACGTGTTAGAAAATGGTACGACGGTTACGGCGGTGGTAATGCAATCACTGTTTCTAAAGGTAAAACACATCTATGGTTCATGCACTTGCAGGAACAATTGAAGAAAACAGGCGAACAAGTAAAAGCCGGTGCTTTAATCGGTAAATCTGGTAACACAGGTTCGATGACGAACTATCGTCACTTACACTTCCAAGTCAACCAAGGTGGAGAATCTAACAGTAACTCAATAGAACCATTAGGTTGGTTGAAGAAAAACGGAAAAGGCGGAGGTGGCGGCAAGAAGGCACCAAGCAAGTGGCGTGACACTATTGTAAGAGCTGCTAAAAAGATGAAAGTCAGTCCATCTAATGCACAAATCAACGGTATCATTGCACAAATTCAACGTGAATCAGGCGGAGATGCAGGTATTACACAAGACTCAAGACTTAAAGACGGCAACGCAGGTCCTAACCTTGCACGCGGATTACTACAATATGTACCTTCCACTTTTGACGCTTATAAAGTTAAAGGTCACGGTGATATCACAAGCGGATACGATCAGTTATTAGCGTTCTTCAATAACTCTAACTGGGCAAATGATATTCAGTATGGACGCTCAGGTTGGGGTCCACGAGGTTCAAGACGCTTTGCAACAGGCGGATTGATTAACACAGAAGGCTGGTATAACTTAGCTGAAGGTGGTTATCCAGAGTGGGTAATTCCTACTGACCCTAGCAGACGTAGTGACGCAATGAAGTTATTAGCGCTTGCAGCGCAAGATATACAAAGCGGACGAAGCGATAACAAACGTCCTAATAATTTAAAAACGCCAAGTGCTAACAACAGTAGTGACAATACAGAATTGTTATTGCAAATGATTGAGAATCAACAAAAACAGATTAATCAACAACAATCTCAAATGGATATATTAATGGCAATTGCACGTAAAGAATTGAAAGTTAATTTAGACGGCAGAGAATTAAGTCGCAATAATGATTATCAACAAGCTATAAATGCACAAGTACAATTAATGGGAGGGTGATAACTATTGGGATTTACATTGTATGACCCTGATATGAATGAGCTAAAATTTCCAGTCGGCGTAAAGCCACTGGATTTTTTAGTTTCATCAATTTCAAAGGAAAGAATAACTGAAAAAGTAGAAGGCATACCTGGGCAAATCGATTATGGTTTTAACTATTCAGACAGAGAGGCAAGCATGACTTTTTGGTTGAGACATTATCACGCTGAACATGATTTTTTACTGCTAGTCTCTGAATTAAACGAATTTTTGGATAGTCAACCATTCTTTTATGTAGCGCATAATTATCTGCCGACAAGAGTCATCAAAATAACAGTAGATGAAAATTATCAACCGGACAGGATACTTGGCAGTATGTACGCTAAGTTAGAAGTTAAATGTAATGTTTCTGGCTTGCCTTTTTGGAGAACGTAATACACAACACAAAACTTACAAAAAGATGGATATAACGCGGTTGTTAAAAAGTACGGTTTAGCAGACGGCGTTCACATTGATTACTTGAACTATACCCCAACAACAAACGAATTTAGTATCTGGAACGGCGGTAATGTAACAATCGACCCGCGTAATATGTTTTTGAATATCAGATTTTTATATGCAACTAGTAATGGTACTGTAACTTTAGAAAATTTGACCACGGGTGAAAAATTTGAATTTTATCGACAATTTTCTAACACACATCTTAATTTATTCGGTGCAAAAGTGATGTTGGGTGCAACTAACTGGCTGAGGGAGAGCAACAGGAAATTCATTAGTCTAGCACCAGGTGAAAATAAATTTAAAGTTTCAAATGTAACACATCAAGGAATCTCATTCGAGTTTCCTTTTTATTTTAAATAAGGAAGTGACATAAATGAATTTAAAGCGTTCTGACGTATTTTGGGATAGAACGAATTTGAATAATATCAATGATAACTGGGCGACAATCGAAAAATTGCTGACAGATTTTCAAATATTTATAGATAGTATGAATAATAAAATGGCTGAACCAACAGACGGTTCAGTGACAACAGGTAAAATTGCTGATAAATCTGTAACTTATAATAAATTAGTAGATCAATACAATTCTGCAAGAGTGTTGCAAGCAGGGGAAGATGTTACGAAATTAAGTAGAGAAGGATTATACTTTATTTCTTCTAATACAACTTATGTAGGTGTACCTGATGCAGTCAACGCAGCAGTGTTCAGTGGTATTTTGAGGGTATCGTCATATAGTCCATATCATTACACACAAGAAATACATGACTTGAACAATAACGGTATTGTGTATACACGTATTGTAAAAAATAATGTCAATACGGCATGGAAAGCATACTCGGACGATGAAAAAGTAAAGGTATTATCTAATGAACAAACCAATAATAAATTGATGTACAACTTGAATGTTTTTGAAAAGTATGCGAATGAAGTTATACCAGACAAAAATATCGCTTACGCTAATGCTATACAAGATATTAGAGTGGAAGGTATCGACCCTAAAACACCTGTTAAAATTTGGACGCTATCTCGAGCGTTTGGCGCATGGAATTATAGAATTATCTTAGGTAAAAAAGAAGATGGTGTATGGTCCGCTTTGCTTGATACAGGAACAAACTTTACAGTGACAGAAAACCCTATAGGTGCAACTGATGTGGTCTATGAGAAAAACGGTATTAAATTGACTGCTAGAATCGACTATAATGTTATTCCTGAGAATGATAGAATTTTAGACCACTCCGCAGTGACAAATGAGCCGTACTTTATTATTCGACCGGAAAAAGTAGGTAGTGTCGCAACTGGTGGTGGAACGGCCTACAATCAGTCGCTGAATACTACTGATAGCGTTCAGTTCGCTAGCATTAAAACAGACGCACTAGACGTATCAGGCACAATGCCAAGTGGTACGATATCATCTCCACCTACTGTTGCTAAAGGCGATATGTGGTTAGATACAACAGATTCTGCTGCACATCCAGTTGTAAGGGTGATGTTATGATTTATAGAGGTGTTAAAAAGTATCCTAAAATGATTAAAGAAGTGCAACCAACACAACACAAATACGGTGCAGATTTAACTTGGTCGGCTCACACAGACACATACAGACCTACTTTAGATGGGCATGGAGTAGACTTTGAAGCAAACGCATTTAAATATAATTTGAATGGTACCATGCTTTTGAATCATCAAACAGATACAATATATGAAAATCAAATCAAACAAACTTTAGGCACTGGCGTATTAGACGCTGGTGCTTATTTTCGTGCAGCTGAAGAATTACAACCTCAAATTGATTGGTTAGTAAAAGTGTTAGGAAAGAAACCGTCGTATTGGAGTTACGCATATGGCCAACGTGATCATGATGATTTTGTTTTAGCAAATGGATTAGTTTCAAGATTATCAAGTGATAATGGTTTCAGTTACGATTTCAACGATAGACTGGGACATCCTAATTCGTCGCTATTTAATTACAATATACGTGATATTGATATGTCAACCGCGTTAAACAATGCTACCACTAACCTACAAAAGGCAATTGATGCGAAAGGTTGGTTCAATGACTTCTCGCATTGGCACTGGGCTGAATTTTACGGCGATAAGAATCAGTGGTCGCAGTTTATGGAAGGGCAGAAAGCATTATTAAATAACGTGAACTATGTATCATTAGGAGCGAGTGAAGCAGTAGAGTACATGTGGCTGAGAAAACAATTCAAAAGAGGCGGTCTATATGAAGATAACGGTGAATTGGTCTTATTGTGCGAAACAATCAACGCTGAACAACTACCTTATCAAAGTATAGACACTACCCTAAGCGTGCAAGTCGATACGACAGGTACAGTTTTAGAAGGTAAAGATATCACAAGCAATACACAGATATTAAAAACAGGTACAAATCAATATATTGCGCAAGTACCATATAAGAAGTTGAGCGGTTTCAGTGCAGTCAGATTGAAAGCAACAACCACACCTGAATATACAACAAGGGACATACCGCAAGTTTTGACTAAAACGTTAAGCGGAACAATTTTGACAGTCACAACAGATATAAGAACAAAACTAGCAGTGTTTACAACTGCGACAGATGCAGAACTTTATACTGTAAGTGTTGCAGGAAGAAGCAACAACTTAAAAACAACACACACAATAGATATTGGTGATGTATCTGGCAAAGATGTTTACATTGGTATCAATAGTTCAACGAAGCAAAGCGCATTAATTAAATTGTAGGGAGGTGTCAGTTTGATTAACACCTATATCAGAAGCAATTATGAAAACATTTATGTAGATGGTGAATCAGTTGGTGATGGTTGGTATCCAGACGGTGCTGCAGGAACATGGATAGCAAATGATAAAGTTTATACAACAAAACCTAAACGTACTGATTATTTAGTCGGAGGATTTTTGACAATCCGCAATTATACGACTAATTCATTTTATATGACTTTTTGGGATGTAAACGGTAATTTCATTTCTACACGAACAGCATACGTAACAAATGGTTTATATTATTTTGACTCTATACCGACAAATGCAAATGACGTATCATTCACTTTTTGGAAAGATACGTCAGGTATTGAAATTAATAAAATAGGTAAAAGTTATGTCCTTGATGCTGCGCTAAAACATGAACAGGAACTTAACGGGGATGAACGAATTGATTTAGAGATTGAATATACTGAAAATAATGCAGAATTTTTATCTCAAAATATTGATTTGAATATGTGGATTATTGAATATGATAATAAAGAGTATGTCATTATCAATGAAGAGAGACAAGGTTACGGACAACATCAAAAGGCAAGTTGTACAGCGATTTTATATCAGTTGTTCAGATTAAATACAGACAGAGTTTATCAACGTTATGACGAAAGTTTGACCACTACAGAAGCATACAACATTGTATTTTCGGCGACACCTTTTACTTATGTAGTTGTTGATGCAGCACCTTCATCAAGATTTGAAGGATTAGGTGACGGTGATAGTAAGTTAGAAATATTCAAAAAATTGCTAGATCGTTACGGACATGAATTTAAAATTGTCGGGAACGTGTTTTATTTATACTCAAAAATAGGAAATGATACTAATTTTGAGTTCCGTTACAAAATCAATGCAACCAACATCAAAAAAAGTGTTAATGCAGAAAATATGTACACATACATCAGAGGTTATGCAGATTTTTCAGATGATAATGAGGGAGAAGGCAGTACACCTATTTCAGAAAAAGCGAAAATTAAACGGGAATATACCTCTCCTCTCGCTAAATTCTTAGGTAAACTGCACGCGCCTATGTGGCATGATGGACGTGTAAAATATGCAAGTGTTGTCGATAAAACGATTAAAAAAATTGTAGATGATTCATTGGAAATCTCATTCACAGCAGACATTGTCGATATGAGCGAGCAAGGATACGATTATCAGAATGCGCAAGTCGGGGACAGAGTGTTTTTAGTTGACGAACGTATCGGATTAGATAGAGAAATCAGAGTTGTAAAGATTGTGAAAGAAGTTGATGCCAACGGGAAGCTATTAAAATTTGATATTACGTTCGGCACTGGAGATGTCACAGATAAGTACGAATCTAAGTTAAGTACAGCAGTAAAAGACATCAACGATATTATGGAAGGCAATAAAGCGATTCCGTTTTTTGCTTTAGGTGATATTGCACGTTCTATGGTTACAAAAATAAGCAATACATCAAGTGAATTAGTATTTGATACAAATGGTATTCATGCCATTGATAAGACCAATCCAAACAATATAGTCACTATGAACAGCAGTGGTTGGTACTTATCTACAGATGGAGGGCGTACCGGTAAAACAGCTATGACTGCAGAAGGTATAGTTGCCGACTCTATTACAACAGGTAATTTATTAACCTCTATGGTCAACATTGTTGGTCGTAATGCATTGATGTATATGGATGGTGACCAGTTTGTAGCAAAAAGTAATGTAGATAAACGTAAAACAGTAATCAGTCCTAGCGGTATAACAATCACTCGTCCTGACGGTGCTGCATGGGTTGAAAATGGCATGTTCAAATCAGCTATGGATATTCAAATGGCAATGCCTCAACCTATTTCTGCAGGTGTAGAAATAAAAGGGAGTTATTATGTTACGGCAAATACAGAAAAATCTTATGTTGAAGAGTATTTCTTTCAACACAAAGCACGTTATTTACACATACTAGGACGTGCTAAAATGAAACATTCAACTTCTTCTAAATATAATGGACAAGTGTTTGTAGAAAACCCTTCTGACGGCGGTGTTGGTATTGTAGGTACGCAAGTTGTGCCTGGAACAGATGTAGTAAGCGACAGTGGAAACGAAGCCGGTACTTTAATTGATATCACAATTGATCTAGGCGTACCGACGTATGGATATAAACACTTTTATATCTTAATAAAATCAGCAAGCGGAAATTCAGAAATATTCTTCAGACGCTCGCTTGTTGAATTAAAAGATTAGGAGGAAGATATATGTGGGTTTTATTTTTGAAAATGATTAATGGACAATATGAAGTAGTACAAGGCGGATATAATATTGTTCCTACACAAGTTTATGATAAAGTATTGCCGACCACAGAAAGAATTGCGAAACAATTGGAAAAAGTTTACTTTGATGGCGAAAGATTGAGAGTTAAGGATGGAGAAGAGTTGTTGCCTTTGGAATCGTTAACTATAGAAGCACCAGAAACTATAGCGACGGATAAAATTGCAACAGAAATATATGATATTGAGGAATCGCAGTCGCATTGATTGCGGTTCTTTATTTTATAGAAAGCAGGTGAATCAATGAAAAGAACAGACTTAGGAGAATCACTCGCTTTTGTGATGATTGCAGGCTATGCAATTTTTACATTTATGAGAGGTTTATTTTGGTTTGTAGAAGATGATGAAGTGATTGCAGATTCAGAATTTTATTCAGCTTTAGATGACCTTATGTCTATCTGGATATGGGGATTGTTGCTGATGATTGTGGCTATCATTTTGTTTGCAGCAGCGTGGTTGATACCGAGGTATCGACTGACAAACACGTGTCAATTTTTATTAATTGTCGGTGGTGTCGGTGCATCGATTATTTACTTTTTAATGGCAAGCGCGAGTATATATAATGCGATAAATTGGCTGACATGGGCGCAATTTGCCGTGTTGACTGCCAAAAGCGGCGGTATGGCATTTATCGGGGGCATGATGATTAATGACAGACGACAATAAGTATCTTGCTAAACACGAGTTTGAGGCTGCAAAAAACAAAATTTATGAGCGGATTAATGATAATGACCGTAAGCATACAGAAGCAATCAACACATTAGAAAAGACGGTCAATCGGCAAATATCCTTACAAGAGCGCTCCTTCGAATCACAAGAGCGTTCTGAAAAGCATTTAGAAAAGCTGAGTGGAACTATGCAAAGTTTAGGCGATCAAGTAATTGATATTAAATACAAGGTTAAGACACATGATGATATGTTGCACAGTGTGCAAAGTGTTATTTCTGAAAAACAAAAAGGCAACGCACAAATTACAGTCGCAATTATATCAGGGACGTTTACAGTAATTGCAGGTGCAATCGCATTTGCACAAGTCTTTTTCTAAGTCGGCGCACTGCGTCGGCTTTTTACTATATGGAGGGATTTTATGAATTGGAAATTAAGAATTAAAAATAAAACAGTATTAGGTGGGTTAATCGGCGCTTTACTATTATTCATTAAACAAGTCACAGAACTATTCGGATTAGACTTGTCCACACAATTAGAACAAATAAGCGCCTTAGCGGGTACAGTTATTACTTTACTTGTCTTTTTAGGTGTGCTTACAGACCCGACAACGATGGGGATTAAAGACAGCGGTATTGTACAAACTTATACAAAGCCTAGAGATAGTAATAATACAGATGAAATGGTTCAGTGGCAGAATCAAGCACATGCGCCTGAAGTACAACAGTTCCAACCTAAAATATATGATACAACGCAACCTTTTACAGATGATTCAGATGAAATCGGATTTGATGTGAACGAATATGGGCATGGAGGCGGTTCAGATGACAGCAAAACTGACTAAAGAGGAATTTATAAAGTGGCTTAATAATTCTGTCGGAAAGCAATATAACGAGGACCTTTGGTACGGTTTCCAATGTTTCGATTATGCAAATGCAGGTTGGAAGTTGTTATTCGGTCACCTTCTTAAAGGTATTGGAGCAAAAGATATTCCAAACGCTAATGATTTCACTAATGAAGCGACAGTATATCAAAACACACCTGATTTCTTAGCGCAACCAGGCGATCTAGTTATATTCGGAAGCAACTATGGTGCGGGATACGGTCATGTAGCTTGGGTGATTGAAGCGACTTTAGATTATATTATTGTATTAGAGCAAAACTGGCTTGGCGGTGGCTGGACTGATGGTATCGAACAACCTGGTTGGGGTTGGGAAAAGGTAACACGTCGCCAACATGCCTACGACTTTCCTATGTGGTTCATCCGTCCCAAGTTCAAGACAGCTACAGCGACACGTTCAGCACAATCACCTACACAAAGTATTAAAAAAGCTAATTCTAAAAAGAAAGTAAAACCGGTTAAATTAAACATTGTCAAAGATGTAGTAAAAGGGTACAACTTACCTAAGCGTGGATATAATCCGAAGTTTATTGTTATCCACAACGACGCTGGAAGCAAAGGTGCGACAGCAGAAGCGTATAGAAATGGCTTAGTCAATGCGCCATTATCGAGACTTGAAGCAGGTATTGCCCACAGTTATGTCTCGGGAAATACTGTTTGGCAAGCGTTAGATGAATCGCAAGTCGGTTGGCATACTGCTAATCAGTACGGGAACAAGAACGGTTACGGTATTGAGGTCTGTCAGTCAATAGGAGCAGATGATAAAACGTTCTTAAAAAATGAACAAGCCACTTTCCAAGAATGCGCAAGACTATTGAAAAAGTGGGGACTACCCGCAAATCGAAATACTATCAGATTGCACAATGAATTTACATCTACATCGTGCCCACACAGAAGCGCAGAGCTCCACACAGGCTTCAATCCAGTCACGCAAGGGTTATTGCCTAAAGATAAGCAATTGAAGCTTAAAGACTACTTTATTAAGCAAATCAGAGCTTATATGAACGGTAAAGTACCTATTGCTACAGTTACTCAAGGTACAAACGCATCAAGCAATACGGTAAAACCAGTCGCAGGAGCTTGGAGACGCAATAGTTATGGTACTTACTATATGGAAGAAAAGGCGAGGTTTACGAACGGTAATCAGCCGATTATGGCGCGAACTGTCGGTCCATTCACAAGTTGTCCACATGCTTATGACTTCCAACCTGGCGGATATTGTGATTATGACGAGGTGATGCTGCAAGATGGTCATTGTTGGATCGGTTATGACTGGCAAGGACAGCGATACTATTTACCAATACGTACATGGAACGGTGTCGCACCGCCTAATCATGGAATAGGCGACCTTTGGGGTAGTATTCATTAAGAATATATGATAATATAATAATTACCTATCATGTTTTTTCTCTTTATTACACCAATTACGTGATAAGTGAGTAAATAGACACTAAGGTTCAGATTCAGGGTTGCCTAAGGGTAGCCCTTTTTTTATTGATTATGTAAAAGAAGCGTGCTATGATTTGTTTTGCAGTATGCATGTCGTGCATATTGCGCCCTTACTTCCTGGATGCTTTATCTTAGGCATCTATATGTATTTTCGTTACTTTCTTCCTAACTATCCCAACGAGAATACAACCACCTTTCGAGGTGGTATACATATTATTTACCTAACTATTCGGTTGGTTTTTGACAGTATCAATATACTGTATTAAAATAATATACGCAATACCGATAAGGTATTGCGCGTGTGTTATTGTTTCTCTATTTCCCACTACTTTTTTTATGTTGAATGTTGAAATTTTAAGTTGAAAAAGTCTTGATGAACATAAGTATGGATAATAGGGCTTAGAGGTTGCTTCGGCAGCCTCTTTTTTATGATATAATACAGATACACGAGAGGCACCGTGAGTAATAACTAATCCCGATTGTTGATACCCTTTCAATCCAGTGTCTTTAAAAAGTAGTTGTAAGCTAACGCTTATTTAAACCTACACCACCCACACATGTCACTGGGTGGTTTTTTATGTTATAATAGCAATATGAAATAGTTGTTCCATGAAACGACTCGGTCATCGGCACAGACCGCTTAAAGTGTCTACATCACATCAACTGAGCATTCATATGACGTTGCTGACGAGCGACATAGCTCTGTGTCCCGAAATGGGGTAGGTTGATGTGGTGTAAATACATAACAAGATCCACCTATTAAGTTAGGTGGATCTATTTATAAATGCGGTATACACACCAGGTCCCTAAAAAGTCCCTAAACTTTGAAAAACTATGATAGTCTATGAAAGTGCGATAAGCTATAAACCGCACGTTTAAGGGATTTTAATAAACTATGAAATTAAAAAGTATTCTCACAAGGCAAAAATCATTTAATTTACAAACATGCGATCAGCACATTCACACAAGAACCATCAGTGGTTGAGTAATTTGTTCGTTTGTTTAATTCTAAAACCCAATCATCAGGAAAAAACATCATGTAACGGTTAGATTGCATATAATCTCACAATAGATGAATCATGTTGAACTGAGTTTTAGTACAAATTTATTTATTTAATTAATTGGTATAGGTAAAAACACGAAGAGCAGCGTCTGGTATTAAGTGATATAACTTAGTGCATAGTCGTTGCTTTTTTAATCATTCAATACATAAAAAGACCGTCTTATAATCATATGGTTCATGGTTATAAGGCGGTCTTTATTGTTCA